AGTTTCTATAGACTCGTTAAATGCTAGTATAAATTTACCTGCATTAGAAGTTCCACTAAACTTATCGTATATTTTTCTTTCAATTAACTCTTGAGTCTCCTCATTAGGTACTCCATTGTTAAAGTTGATTAATAAAGAAGGCTGTAAACCTTGCTTTATGTTATTTATGTGATAATTACTTACTTCTTCTTCTAAAGAGCAGTATTGTAAACATCCATGATAATCAACAGGAGCATAATAATAAAATCCACTTCTATATGGCTTGAATATATATAACTCTACTGTTTCACTCTTTTTACCGTTACCAAATGTAGGTATTCTCTTAGGATTATCACTAGGCTTTATATCTACCCACTTAGGATGATAATAATAAGCTCTAATAACGCCTTTAGCATCACATTTCTCAGCTCTTAAAGTTTCCATAGGGAAATGTAGTATTTTAACTATCTTAGTCTTAGCTTTGTTATATACTACTTGCATAGCAGCTTGCCCTAGCATCTTATAATCATTAGAGACTCTTTTAATTTCTCTTGGTCTAACTAATAATTTAAATTTAGCATACATTTCAGGAAATTCCTCGCTATCTGTAGCTTCTATACCTCTACCGTAAATCATATCAACAATACCGTTAATACATCTACTGTTTGTAGGAGAGCCTAAGTATTTCTCTATAAGGCTATCAAAGTAATCATTGTTTTCTCCATAAGAAACCCAATCTTTACCGTACACTTCCTTAACCTCTGGTGTTTCATAACCAGATAAGTTTACTACTCTTATAGAATTGTTCTTGTTAGTCATCTAATATCACATATTCGTTAGAAGGCTCTGCATATTCTGTGTAATCTGAATCACTTATAGAATATCTTCCTTCGTTATTATAAGGAACACTAGCATCTGGCAGAACAGATACTTTATCTCTGTAAACTAATTTATTTGTTGAAGTATTGAATATAGTAATAAAATAATCAAAACTTGTTCTTAGTTTATTTGATGTGCTCACTTGAAATGCCAAATAATTATCATACTTAGTACTTTCATCGTTAGTAAAGCTAAAAGTATCATTTGTACTTTCTTCTAAAAACGATATTGTTAAAGAACCAGCAGATGCAACAACAGTTCCATTACCTAGAGTAGTATACGTTACCGAAGTACTTCTAGGGATGATGTTAAACGTCTGTGCACTATCATTATTTGTTATTATCATATTATGATAACGATATTTTTCTTTTTTGTTTTATAATAAAAAAGGGTAAGCTAATGCCTACCCTATTTTTACCAATAATAAACAATATTATTATTCGTTACTCATGTTAGATGTTTGTACATCGAATCCTGATGTATTGCCTACAGCAACTAGTGTGCTTAGTACAAATAAAGATGGTAATACTTCTTTTCCTTCGAAAGTAATATTATATCCGTTTAAGTCTCCCATTGCACCTCCTGTAGAAGTGTTAACAGAAACTTCACATCCATTTTGCCCTCCAGCAATTCTAAATTTCCCATTATAATCTTCAATGATTATATGAGGTCTACCGTAAGACAATAATTTTAATTGCATCATTGTATCGGCATTTTGAGCCTTAAGTACAAAAGCACCTGATTGAGTCCAGAATGAAGTTCCGTTATCTCTAGAATTTTCATTAGTTTCTTCAAAGGTATTGTTGTCTCCTCTTAATTCAAATTTGTGTACGTCTACACCAGCGGTTAAAGTTGCTACCGTTCCGTCAAATGCAGCAGCGGTTGGAGCGTTAGAACTAGCGTCAGCCATCCCAGCATACATAGCGTCTGAGTAATTAGCAATGTAAAGATTTTTAATTCCACCTACGGACTCTTTACACGCTTCTAGTCTCCCTTTTGATAAATCACAAGCCATTTTTTATATGTTTTATAATAAAAAAGGGTAGGTAGAATATCCCACCTACCCCTTTTATATGTTAGTATTAAGTTATATTAAGAATAAAGAACGATGTCAGCACCGATACCGTATTGTACACCAGCAGTAAATCTCATTACTATTCTTACGTTTTGACTTCCGTCAATGTCAGCCATATCGATAACTTTTACTTCATTGTGGTCAGATAATAAACCTGTACCGAAATATAAGTTAGACTTTTCAGCAGCCATTGCAGTGTTGTCAGCTAATCCATTAGCAACAAAGATTCTTACGCCATCGAAAGATAATTCTCCTCCGTTGTACCATTGAGTACCTTCGTTCATTGTTCCAGCTCCACCTATGTTAGAAGCAAATCCACCTAAAGCTCTTACATAAGCTCTAGCGATGTTTTGTGATACATATAAGTATAAGTCTTCTTTTCCGTATAATGAAGAAGGAATTGCATCAACGATAGCTCCTAATTGAGCGATAACGTTAGCAGAAGTTACTGTTGCAGCAGCAACGTCAATAACGTCAGCATCAGCAGCAGCTAGTACTGTAAATCCGTCAAACTCTCCAGCGTTAGCGTTAACACCTCTCCAGATGTTTTGCTCATTCTTTTCAGCTACTTTAGCTACAACGTGAGCTAATAAGTAGTCTTGGAAAGTTTTAGGTAATGAATCAAATGCAGAATATCCCATAGATACTGCTTCCCAATCTGAACGGAAATCAGCTTTACATAATTCTAAGTTTACTTGGAATGTTTCTGGCTCGATAATTCTTTCTGTTAAAGTTACAGAAGAAGTTGCAGCGAAGTCACATCCTCCGTTAGCTATAAGTGCTCCTGTAGCTAATTTCTTGATTACTTCTTTAAATTTAATGTTTGGTTTTACTTCGATACCACCTTTTTCGATAGTATTAGCAGATAATAAAGCAGCAGAAATATATTTCCCTGCAAATTCACCTGCGTAAGTAGTTGTAATTGATGTTGTAGTTGCCATAATTAATATTAGTTGTTAAATAATTTGTTAAATACTCTTTGTTTTGTTGTTACTGGTTGTTTCTGAGAAAATAAGTTCATTGTGTTTGAGCTTACTTCAGCTTCAGGAGAATGTGCGATAGACTCTGCTTCTTCAGATAACTCTACTTTGTCAGAGCTTAATTCTTCAGGAACTTCAGATGATTCAACATCACTCATGTTGTCCATCATTTGGTCGTACATAGCTTTAAATTCAGCTACTACCTTGTTTAATTCTTCTTTGGTAGCGTAAATGCTTTCTTCTTCTACCACTTCTTCAACCACGTCTTCTTCGATTACCTCTTCTTCTAAAGAAGTCTCATCTACTGTTTCTTCAGCAAGTTCTACTTGCTCTTCTACTACTTCTGTTTCTACTTCAGCAGAAAGCTCCTCTTGAACAGGAGTTTCTTCTTCAGCTTCTACAGAAAGTAATACGTTTTTAAATTTGTTGATAATTTCTGTTGCTTTCATAAATAATTATTATAATTTGTTAACGTTTAATAAATAATCTGTTTCATTTTCGGATTATTGTGAGTTGTTTTGATTAGTTAAACTCCCAATTCCTTGAGCCTGTAAACTACCATCACAGCACTTAGTGCTATAGGTATTGTTTTTACATAAGCAAGCTCTTTTACTATTCTTTGGACTATTGTTACTTGGTGTTTTTTTCATTTATCTATTTGTTTTAATTTGTTTATTGCCCAGTTAACTCCAGAGCTACCACCCCAAGCATCCCACATAATACCTCCACATCCTTCACTATAAGGAACATCTTTATTCTGTTGATGTCTTTTAAATGAAGCCATTCTAGCTATTGTTGAACGAGATATATTTTCTCCTGATGCTAGTTGATTAGCTCTTGTCCATCCTACTAGAGTGCCACAATCACTACCATTTTCTTCTTTCCACTTTAATGCTCTTTTAGCATTGTTTCTTGCAGCTTGTGGATAATCACTATATGTTTCTAATTCTACTTCTTCTCCGTTAAGTAAAAAGTCCTCTAGTTGAAATAATTTAGCTAATGCTTCAAATTCATCATAGTCCATTTGTTCTTTTACACTTTCATTAGGTCTTTCGTCTAGTTTATCTGTAAAGAATCCTTCTATACTAAATCCTTTTACTTTACCTTCTTTAACAAACTCTTCCCAAATCTGGTCATTATTTACTTTTACAGAAACCATCCAAGTTCCTACTGGTAAATTAAGATTATACTTAGCTGACTTGTCTTTCTTCTCATCTTCTATTATCCAACTCTCTACAACACTTAGTCCGTTTAATTCTACCTCGTGTTCTAACGTTGAGTTATTCTGCTTACCCTTAGTCAAAAACAGCTCAGAAGCTTTTCTTACAGTTTCTTTAGAGAAGAATATATAATACTCTTCTTCTCCGTTATGTCTGTATATCTTCTTGTCTGGTATTAAAGCAGCTCCCATAAGTATGCGTTTCTCAGCATCTACTTCAGCTAACTTAATCTCTTGTGCTTTTAAAGCAATGAAGTCTTCTTCTATTGCAGGGTTTTCAACTATAGATATAGCTTCTATACCAGCAAAATCATTTTCTTCGTCTATAAATAATTCTATAATATTTTCTTCCATAATTTGATAACGTATTTAATGTATTTTGTTTTATATTAGTCTCCTCCTAATGAAGCTCCTGTTGATATTTGTAAATCTAATTCTTGTTGTGATGTCATCTGACTACTTACTACATAAGCTTGAACAGGTTCTTGGAATTGACTACCTACTGCTTCAGCTAATTGATTAGTGCCTGTAGAACCAACTAAGTTAAAGTCAAATGTTCTATCTCCTCCACCACTAGCTCCTGCTGAAGTAGTTGTACCTCCGTTTCTTGTAGGTGTCGGTGTGTTTAGTATCTTGTTAACATTAGAAAGACCCATAGCTGTTACAAGAGCTGCTTGAGCTATATTCCAAGGACCATAAGGCTCAGCTCCTAATGCAGCTACAGCAGCTTTTCTAGTGCTCATTAAAGTTGCTGCGACAGCGGCAGCTTTCCCTATAGCACTACCTTTTTCAGCTATTGAAGCAATAACTTCAAATCCATATTGAACAATATCTAATTTAGCTTCTTCAGTCTTTTCAGTTAATACTAATTTATCATTATTAAATTGTTTTTCTGCATTTAGTTTTTGTTTCAATAAGTCCATGTAAGAGTCGCCATCTCTCTTTCTTTCTTTTATTTCCTCGTCTAGCCAATATACTTTCTGGTCATATTGAGCCTGAAGTAATATAGCTTCTGCATTTAAAGCATCAACTCCAGCATCTTGAGTCATACCAAAAGTAAGAGCCTGTATTTCTCCAGCATCAACTGCTTCTTGATATTTTCTAGTAGATTCTCTAGCTATTTCTAATTGAAAATTAAATCTTTTAGATGCTTGAGTCATTGTTAATTCTGTTAAAGCATCTTGATGTTCCTTTTCTGCTTGTAGCTCCATTTTATTAAAAGTAGCTTTTGCTTCTGCTATTTTAGCTTCATTTTCGGTTGTTTTTAAGAAGTTCTCTAGTCTTAACCTTTCTTTCTCTATAAAAGATTTCTTTTTATTCTCTAAATCCTGTCTTTCATACCTTTGTTTTATTTCTAGTTTCTTAAACTCATTTTCTTCAGTAGCTAATTCTTCATCTCTTTGATATTTAAGTATCTCTTTTGATAAATCAAGATTCCTTTGTTTAAATACTTTTTTTGAATCATCAGTAGTCTTTTTCTCTTTAAGCTGTACGTCTTTTAGTAATTCTAAGTATTTTTCAAATACTATATTTACTTTATTTTGTTGAACAGCAATAGCTAACTTACCTGAAGCAGTATTTTTTGTTGTAGCATTCTCTAATTCTGTTAATTTTATTAACTCTGCATCTACTAACTTTTTTTGTTCAGCTATTTGTAATTCAAGTTGTTTTTGTTCTAATAAATTATCTAATATTCTTTTCTCTTCTTCTCTATTTCCATTAGCTTTCTTTAGTTGCTCTGCTAAATCTTTTTCTATAATAGAAAGACCTTTTATGATTCCTAACCTAGCTTCTAAACTTAAAGTGCTATCATTTATCGCAATTTCATATAATTTTAATATTTTTATTTCATCTTTAAGGCTTTTATTAAATTCTTCTGAAGCTTCAGTAGCTTTTTTAGTTTGCATACTCCATCTTTCAAGAAGAGCAATAACACCTTGAAATGCCAATACTAAACCTAAAGGACCCATCATTGCTGACCATATACTTTTTAGTCCAGCAGCAAAACCTCCTGCTGCTTTTGTAGTAAATGCAAAGTTAGATACTAATTGCGAAAGGTTATTCGCCATACCTCTAATTCCATAGTTGGAATCTGATATGGTTCTACCAAGTTCTAGTACTGTTGCAGTAGCTCCACCAGTTGCTCCTGAAGCTGCTTTTCCTTTACCTGCGTTTTTAGACAACTTTAGTAACTCAGCGTTTGCTTTGCTAAGACTTGAAGTCACTCCATCTATTGAGGCTGTAGCTTGACCTGCATTAACAATTATTTTTATTTCTTTTACTGCACTTGAACTTGTTGCCATTATTTATTTCGTTTTATTGCGTTTTTAAATTCTTTCCAATTAGTAGGTGCTAAATATTTACCTTTAGCTATATCTATATCTTCGTCTTTAACATCCCAATCAGATGTTCCTAATAAATCTATTATCTCTCTTATCATTACACTTCGTTTATTAATTCTAATGTAGCCTTACCTGTATTTATATTCATCTGTATTCTGTTTATCTTATAGCTTCTACCTGATATAATTAGTTTGTCGTTTAATTCTAACTTAGTAACTAATTTTAAAGGTAATGTAGCTTCAAACTTAGATAACCTTGACTTTTCGTTGTATATAGGTACTATATAATTAAAGTAGTAATTGTTAAACAGACTTTCTGTATTTACATTATCTACAAAGAACTCATCTCTTTCTTCGCCAAAATGAATTGACTGTAAATTAGTAGCTGCACTTGTTGTTAAAGTATTTGCTGGTCTTATATATTGGTCAAAATCAGTATCATCTGTGCTAAATATAACATAATCAGAAGTGTCTTGTTTTCTACAATAAAAAACTAGAGGTTTTCCAAGTATTGGATTCTCATCCTTACTAACCATCCATCCCCATTGTATAGTAGTTCTATCTGTGTCATCATTTTGATTAGTCATTCTCTCATACATAAGATGTTCAAACCCTAACTTAACAGAATACGTTCCTCCATCAAATGCTAAAGGATTGCTTATAGCACTAGACCTATTACTAAGTCTTTCATTACCAAATTCATCATTAGTTATTTCATTGCTATTTACTATAGCAAAAGTAGATGCTTTCTGATACTCAAAATCTATCTTAGAATATATATTTGCTTTATCTACAGTATGTTTGTCAGCGTGTATATATTCACTTATATCATGACTTGTTCCCTCTTCATAAAACTTATCTAATGTTCTTACTTTAATTGTTTCTCCATCATAAAAAGCAGTTAGATTAAACATCTTAAATATAGATGTTAAGAAATCTATTACTTTCATCTTAGGCATATTGTCCACTACATTAAGACCAGTAGATACAGGAATATCTGCACCGTTATTATAAGTATAGGTAATGTTAGTAGTCGTAGGAGTTGCTGAGTTTTGTTGTTGTACAATTTTTATTGTTAAGCTATCTATAGATACAGCATTTATCCCTCCTTGAGTTCTTATTTTAAATACAGGAGTAAATGTTTCTGTACGTGGCTGACTACCAGATACAAATAAAGAAAAACTTTTTGTTACTTGCGTATTATCTCCAGAGTGTTCACTACTACCTATCGTTGCTCCAGACACTGAATCAAATAATTCTAGTGTATACAATCCTGCTCCATCAGGAGTTACTGCTACTTCATATATAAAAGAAGTACGAAGAATACCTCCTGCACCTAAATCTATTATAGAGCCTATTAATGAAGTGTTTCCATTGTTTCTTGGGTCGTTTTGAGTTGCTGGGTCTAAAGTATAATCGTTTAAATAAATAGGAACAACACTTTCTGATATTTGCGAAGCTAAATCACCTTTTTCTCTATGAAGCCATAAATATAATTCATAAAAAGAAGTGTTAGATATACTAAAGAAGTCATTTGTTCCATTTTTAGAGAATGTAATGCCATATTTATCTTCTATACCTAGAATTATATGATAAAGTCTAATTGCAGGTTTTAAATCTATCATAGATAGTCCAGTATAGGGAGTTCCAGAGTTGTGATGTCTTACATTTCTTGAAACAACCTCTTCTCTTAACTCAGGTCCATTATCGTGCTGTGAATCGTAATAATAATGACTCTTACCACTTATAAAAGGATAACATAAGTCTCCTGCTGTTGTACTAGAACCATTAGATACTAAAACGTCATTAACTAAATTAAATCCATCAGTAAATCCTGTTTCTACGTTAGAAGTAGTATATGTTTGATTAAATTTAGATAAATAAGCATTTGGATAAGAAGCTAGGTCATCTAACTCATCATCACCAAAAAGTAAGTTAAGGTTTACTGTTTTACCATAAAATACAGCCTTGTAAGCAAAAGCAACTCCGTTTTTCATGCTTACACTATTCAAACTAAGGAATCCTTTCTTATAATCCTCTCCATTTATCTTTATTAAAGCTTCTCTCTTTACTCTAGCATCATAACCACCATCTATATCAAAATTATAGTAGTGTTTAAATATTAAGTTGTTAGGAGAACTAGCAGGTAAGCTAAATTGTTGTGTAAAGTCAGTAAATACCTTAGCTATGTCTCTAATATCTTGTATTGAGTTAGTTATGTTGATAGATTCTTCCGAAAAGATGTCTAATCGCTTATAAGTTACAGTTTCGCCAAATCCTGCTGTATTTATGTATATTTCTACTTCTCTACGCATATTATCTTACGTTGTTTATCTTATCAAATGCAAATTCTAGTTCTATTGTGTAATTTATTAGCTTATCGTCTAATCTAGTCTTGAATGATAGGTTAGATGAGGTCAATCTAACTGGTAAAGTCTTTTCATTGTACTCTATCCATATTTTGTCGCTTAAAGACATCTGTCTAAATACTTCATTGTAAGATTCTGGGTAGAATCCTGTGTTTAAACTTAAAGTTTCTTTAGCATTAACGTGAAAAGTCTCATATTGATGCTGATAAGTGTTATAAGAGCCATTATTTATTATATTTGACTTAAACATCTCATCTTTCTTAGTCATACTAAGATTACTTCTCTTAAAGAACCATATATCTTGATAAGCACCAAACTTATTGATAAACGTGACCTTGTAAGGAGTATATTTACACTCTTCTATATTATCTACTTTAATTATTGTTAAACCATCTACTGCTGACACATAAACTGTATCTACAGGATGTAACTCAAAGTCATCTTCAAATTGGTCAATACAAGCATTGTCTTCAAATGTACCTCCATCTAACTCTACTCTTTCTTCAAAGCTATCTGCTCCGTTAACTCCGTTGCTTATATAAACAATTTGGTCTTGTATTTTAAGGTTAGTGTCTTGAACCCAAGAATATACTTGTTGACCTTGATAAAAGAAAGCTACTGAGTTAGTGTTTTCATTATCTACTGGTATTCTTATAGGAGCATCATCTTTTTTTAGTATAACATTATTAGATTGTAAGTAACCTTGTGATAGTTGAGGATTCGCACCATCTTCAAAATAGCCATATCCA